TCCAGCAATGACAAAGACGAAATATTGTCAATCAATGAGAAGATGATTGCTGCTGGTCATGCGGTGCGGTATATGGATACCTGAGATTCCATTCCTTTTGGCGTGTCGTGCATCCGCACGGCATGCCCAATTTCTTAGCCCATGCTTTGAATTGTTCGCCACCTAACATGGCGGCGTAACGCTGAACCGTGTCACCGACGCCGGTGTCCTCGGGACTGCGGAAAGTTGCTATGGCGGACATCCACAATGGAGGCTTAGATAGAAACTGCCTTCTATCAACGTAACCGCACTTGCAATAAATTGGAGGTTTTGGGTCTTTAAGTTGGAACATGCAATTCGGACATTGCCACTTTACTCCCATAATACATTCACCGACGGTATGTAATCGCACATCGTAAAAGAATATGTATTAGTTCCATCGTCGATAACGATAGTGTCGTCAGAGCCAGTTGTGTTGCTAATTAAATCTTTCCACCAAGACGTTCTGCTTGTGTGAGAAATGCTTGCAACATGGTCATCACAATCTGTCAAAGTATATTCATAAATATCTACGGTGTACCCCCAAGCTAGATATGGGTGACCGCCAGTTCCGGTTGCTCCAAAAAGTATTGCATAAGTTCTTAGGCAAGGAGTTACCGTAGTGTCATATCCATCTACCGGTTGTGCAACTATATAAACACGCTCTACTGTTACCTTAATCTTTTTGCCAGTCAAAAGCTGTAGTGTAACTTTCCAGCCATGATCGTGAGGATATGTTGTTGATGGTCTACCTCCGTTGCCATCGTACATAGCACCAACGCCAAGCACCAGCCATCCACAACCATCATAAGAAACTGCGGTTCCGCAAATGGCAATAAGCTCATAAAGCTGCGTCCCGTATAAATACTGTTCAGAAACTCCGTAGCATAAATCATCATAGCAGCCAGTGTCCATATCATAGCCGCCAGTGATACCCCAGATGTTTTCATCGGAGTACCATGTCTCGTCGCAGTCAGTAGTTGTTCGCAAATAAGTAGCAGTTGGGAAAAGACAGCAATCTTCCCCACCCGTATTTGTTCCGCCAGCGTCTATTTCAATCCCAATAGGCTCAACAGAGCAATCCCAGCAACCGCAACACTTACACCCACCGGCGTTATGCTTACCGGGCATTAGCAATCCTCCCAGACAGCTACCAGAACGCCACCAGCCCAAGTTGCTACTATATACTTGGACGCACCTACAGCCGTCGTGGATAAGTTATAAACTGGAACAGTGAATCCAGCAGATGTTAGCGTGCCTCCATTGCCTGTATATACCGTACAATCAGCCGATGTAATCGTCGTGCCCGACCTAGCAGCAATGCCACCACCAGGCGTCATGGCGATGTAGTTGACGCTACGATTGCCATTATCAAGTATTTGGCTTGGACTGCTGCCACCCAGAACTTGTATGACTTGCTCAGCATCAAGCTTATTGAATCCATAGACTCTGTTATCTTCTCCGGCCATTAAGCCCTCGCAGTGCCGCTGCGGACAATATCCAAGGCCAAGGTACTAGCCGACGATGCAACGCCGAGTATCGTGACGTACCAACCGGTCGTCACATCAGATAACGGTGCAATTCCGCCAGCAGTAGCCGAGACAACATAAGTCTCACCAACTGTAAGTGTAGCACCTGCCAGATAACTGCCAGATTTTACAATTAACGCATATCCATTTGTAGATGCTGGTGTAAGAAATACACCCAAAGCAGCAGCAGTTGCCGATGATGCGTTGGCATCAGCTTTGTAGTATAGTCCGTCAAGTGCCTTTTTATACGCTGGCTGGCCTTGTGTAACACTTTCGCCAACTTGAACTAATTCAATAACAGCACCGGAGGTCACGCCAACATTGGCAGCAGTTATAGAAAGATCGGCCATTTTTATATCCTCAAAAATGCAAAGTCGCTAACTGGATAACGATCAAATTCAAGTATTTCCGGATCAGTTGGAGGATTAGTTTCAGCTAACTTTCCTCCATTGCCATCAAGATTGCCAAGTATAATGTTTCCAGCAAAATCAACAAAAGGTATTTTATTGCCAGATCCATTCAAATAGTAAGTGCCACGATCCGGTACACGGTCAGTCCACTTATTGCTTTTCCACGTTACCCGATATTTTGTCAGCCTTCTGCGTTGTCCATAATAAAACCCAAGCGAAGATTCCATTACTCGACATAGCAAAGTCTTAGGTGACTTGCCTTTGTAAGTAGATTCATTAACTACTTCGTTGCGATCCATCAATTGTTCGTCAGTTATTGAAGCTGATTCGAATTGAGTGAACTCCCATGACAGCAGCCACCTCGTCTGCATCATGTGATCCCTAAAATCTTCACCGGCTGATGTTTGATAGTGTTTTCCTTCTGCATCTACAAACGATGGATATTCTTGCCTCTCGAAAATAGTCTTTCGGACTGGCACCCATGTTTCTGGATCGGTGCCTGGTTGCTGGTCGTTATTTTCATCAACTTCACTAGAGAAGTTGCAAGTAAAATCCCAAATCAATGGATTGTCTTGCCGCCGCTGCCCACGCACCGACTTGCAAACAGCCAGACCGCCAGCCGACAATGTTTGACCTACAATGGGCAAGCCAGGACAACCAGATACATATAATCTCGTATCAGACTTACTATCGGCCTGCACTGTATAAATGTAAGTTTCATCAATTGTAACCTCACCGCTTCCTTTGCTGGTGAGGTTTATATCGCCTTCTCGATGTTCGCCAATGATACGCATTTTATCGAGTCCTCACTGGCTTGTTGTCAGCTAATAGTTTTAGCAATTCATTGGCACGCTGCTGCTCCAGCAATTGCTTATCTTGAACTGCTTTTTGCTCAAGTGCTGCTTTTAATTGTTTGTCAGTTTCTTGCCTGCCTTGACCTTTTAGGAAATCCATGAACTCAGTGCTATCCTGCTTAAGTCCTTTCGGTCCTTCAATCTTCATGCCGGCAATCTGTTCCATTCTTTTTGCAAAGTCTTTTTCATCTTGCTTGACAAGATTGTTGATGCGTTCAATTTCACGCTCTTGCCGCTTCATTTCGTCCAGTTGTTCACGCAGTGTTTCTAGGCGTTCTATTTCGGCATCGGTGTAGCCTTGTGCCGCCAGCTCAATCTGTCTGGCGACAACTTCGCCACGCTCCATTACCAAGATTTGCTTTTCCAGTTCGGCGACTTGCTTTTGGTATTCTTTGGTGTGTGCCTCAGCCGCAGCCAATGCTTCTGTGTCTACGCCTTCGGCTGGTGCAGTAGGTGGCGGAGCCTGGATACGTTGTGCCGCTTCCCAGCGATCCAAAAACCCATTGATCTTGTCAAACTCAGTCACCTTGCCAAAAAAACTGAAGTCGCCTTGTGCGGCTTTGTAGAGTGCGTAACCAAGATCAACTACAGTTTGGTAGATTTCTTGCACAACAGCAAAGATAAATCCAAATCCGTCTACCATTTTGCCAATTAGCCATGGTGCAGAACTCAATATTCCATTCTGCTCTTGCAGCATCGAAACAACAGCGGATATGGCTGGTGTCATTGCGACTAAAATACGGTCAATGATTATCTGAAACTGTGCGGCTGTCTTGTCAAGTTCGTCATTCATGGCGGCCACCTTTGCCGCTTCATCAGCACTTAAAACTATGCCAAGACGTTCGGCCTCTGCCATTAGTCTTGTTACGGCATCGGCACCTTCGTTGAATACAGGCAACAGTGCCACGCCTTCCTTGCCAAATATCCTCGTCGCTTCAGCAGCACGTAATGCCGGATCAGGAATCGCTGCGATTGCAGCAGCAATAGCGTTGAATTGTTCGACTGGCGACATGCTACTGAGTTGCATTATATCTAGGCCAAGACGTGCAAACGTATCCGCAGCTTCAGCGGAACCGTTCTTGGCAGCACCCAGCGTACGCGTCATGCGTAGAAGCATCTGATCTGCTGTTCCAGCGTCAATGTTCGCTAGTTGCGACATTGCAAAGCCGAACTTTTGCAGATTCGGCACAGACTCACCTACTTGCTGCGACCTGTAGTCAAGTTGATCCAGTCGTTCCGATGCGTCTTTTAGTGCATTGATGCCGGCCCGAATGCCTTCTAGGCCGATATACGCAGTCGCCAAACCTTTTATGGCGGTCTTGATTTCATCACTGCCGGCAGCTTGCTTTTTGCCATGATCGCTTGCAGCATTTGCTGCTGCTTGCATCTGTTGCCGCAGTCGCTTTGTTGCTTCTTCGTAGACTCCCGCAGCAATAGCACCTTCCGTGTATGCTTTTTCAAGCAATCTTAATTGCTCTCCGATCTTTTCTGCTGGATCCTGTAATCCTTTTAGCGTTCGCACCACGGCAGCCGTTTCCGACCTAGCCAACTTGCCACCTTCGACCAGGCCAGCCACATTCAAGCCAAGCGAAACTGAATAAGCGTTGATCGTGGTTGCCATTAGCCGAACCTTGCTGCCAGTATTGATTCAGTTTCTTCCAAACTCACCGGTTTGATTTCCAGCCTATCAACCCAGTCTGGTGGCATGTACGACGCGGCCAGCATGTCAGCGTTGCGCAATGCCTTCTCAACGTTTTCTTCGCTGTACTTGCCAGCCAGCATCATTCGCACCAGACCAACGAGCTGTGCCAACATTTCACGTTCTGACCACCACGGCTCAATTTGGCTGTAGGCGTCCCATAGGCTATAAACCCGATCTGGTACATCTTCTAGCCATTGTTCCGGATCATCAATTCCAAGTCGTAGACACAACCGACAGGCCAGCATCAGTTCTCGGTTGCGTCTGAGTCTTTTGGGCCGAGGTCCGTTTTATCCATACCACACACACGCATAACGCCCGTCATCAGCGGCCCTGTTATATGACTTGAAACGGAATCCCATTCCCTAGATTCAGATTCAGCAAAGATCGGCTGATGTGTTTCAGGATCACACACGCAGGCAGACAGCAATAATGCTTCTAGCTTGTCGCCATCTACGCTGCCATCCTTGCGTCGTGCCTTGGCGAATAGCTGACCCCTGGCACGTTTTGTCATGCCACGGAGTTCGAACGATTCGCCACCCAGTTCGACAACTTCTGATAAAGTTGCCTTTTCCTTCAGTCGATCACGCAAACTCATCTTCATCGTCTCCAATGTCCTGCTCCGGTTCTTCAACAACTATGGACCCAGCAGATAAGACCTCCGCCTTCTTCTGCTTGGCACATTCCGCAACTATCTGTTCCACCAGCTCCGGCACAACATCGCACAGAGGACTGAACCAAAAGTAAGGTCGATCCTTGGTTTTGTGTGCCAGGTATCCACAATGCCGCCAGGCTTTCGTGTCCGGATTCATAACCCAGACATAATCCTGGCCGGTTGATCGTTCGATTGTTCCGTACTGCGTTTTTTTCGGTACGGTAAATTCAGCTAATTTGATCTGGACAGCCATTAGCTTCCTCGGGTGTAGGTCGGTCCTGTGTCGCCATCAAACTTGAATTTGATTTGTCCCTTCATCACGTTGCCATTTTGCAAATCTGGCAACTTGAAGCTGGTGACGATGCCGGTTCCGGCGAAGGTGGCACCTGTGGTCGAAGTTTGCGATGCACCAACTGGAAAAGTCACCGTTGCTGTGTCCACGCTGCCGGTTACAGTTACCGCCGTTGCTGATGCCGAGTACACATAGCTGACAGTCAGTTCAGGCGTGTTCTTCAAATCGCTGGCGATCATTTCCTTGAAGTCACTACTGGACAGCGTGGACACATCCAGCATGTCCAGCGTAATTTCGCCGATTTGAATTTGATCCACCTTCAGGCTGGCCGCCGCAGTTTGCGTGGTCAGCGTGAATGTTGCTCCATTGCCGGTATCACCTACTAGCGCCATAGCCTAACTCCTAAGCCAAGTAACCATAAAATCGAACGTAACGACGTGCCGCTGAGAGTCACCGCCCGAGGTGTCCTCCTCCTCATATTCACGCCGACCATCTTCCACCATGACGCTCCGGATGGACAAAGTTGTATAGGTACCCTTGATTGCATCAATGCCGCACCAGATGACCGCATCGGCAATTGATCGGCTGACTTCGCCGCTGGTGGCATAGCACTCCACAGCCAGTCGTGTGGCCACGATGCCTGCGAGGCCGTCCAGTGCGTGGTCGTAGGTTTCGCTGGTGATTCGCAGGACGATGCAATTCGCGGTCTGGCTTTGGCTTTGTGGTAATCGTGAAGCGTAAATACGCTGACCCACCAGGTCGGTAATGGCCGTCTTGGTCAGCAGGTACGTTCGAATTGACTTGATTACATCAGCCATTCTTTTTAAATATCTGTTCCAGCAATTCTTCGATCTTTGCCTTCATAGCCGATAGCTGTTGAGTCTTTGTAGTGTCAAAGGCTTCAACAATCCAGTTTCGAATTTGCGGTGCAATTGATGATAACGGCTTTGGACTTTCTGGGTCTGGCAACTTGCCCCATAGTTTTCTTTTTCTACCCTTTGGCGATGTATTAAAGTACGCTTTATTGCCTTTAGGCCATTCAGGGCCAATGACGCCTACGCCATGCTTTTGATATTTACGAATAACATATTTAATGGATTTCCACAGCGGATAATTCCAATCGGCCTCAGCTTGCTGTTTGCGACTTCGTTTATTGCGTGACTTTTCGCTTGATCTAGGTGCTAACTGCCTTGCTTTGGCGACTACAGGAGAAACTCCAGCACGAATGACCTTATCTTGTACGTTGTACTTTTCCAGTTGCGGCACCATGTTAAACATGGCATCCAAATCAGCATCAGTTGGCAAGTCAAATTTCAAATCAAGCGAATTGGTCATGACTTACAATAAACCTCTAAATATCGCCTGCCGCCTTCGACAGGTCTGACATACACGATTCCGTAGGTCGTGCCGTTGTGCTGAATCCTGCATGATGGCGTGAACTGGCTGCGGTAATGCACGGTGAACACGGCGTTAATGCCCGCTTCCACTTGCCGGCCCCGTAGGCTTTCGCCGCCATTTGTCGAAATAAACTGCGCTGGTTCATTGGTCAGCGTGTCAGCCCACGTCTGGCTAACATCGCCAAATGTCGAAGTGCTATCGGTTGGCGTCTGCAAGGTGATGCGTTCACGCATCGAACCCAAACGGAAACTGGATGGACGGTAGCTCACGGATAGTTACTCCGCATAAACTTGGTCACCAATGCCTCGTAGGCTCGCTGGTCGCTGTTCCGGTCATTGTCGCCTCGATTGGCATCGAAATAATAGCCAACGAGCAGCAGCATGGCTTGCTTCGCAATAGCCGGAACGAGGTATGATTGTGCGTATCCAGCAACGTAGGTAATCGTAATGGCATCCCAGCGATCAGATACAGCAGGCCATACTTGCAAATTCTTAAGCCTGACTGCTCGACATGATTGGTCAAGATCATAAACCGAGGTGCTCAAAGTTTGCAGCACATCGCCGGAATCGTAGTATTTAACATGCGTGATGGATTGCACAGGTCGCTTGGGAAGATATATCTCGTCGTCATCAAATTCTTCCGCAGTAACCTTCCAAGTCTGCGTCAGACAAGCTGAGTCGGTATCAGCTTCCCATTGTTCCCTTGCGGCCTGGATTAGTAGGCTTAGCTGGGCGTCGTGAGCCGTATCCGTTGGGGACAGTTCGAGCTGCTTCTTCGCTTCCGCTAGGGTTATTGGCTCGCTGACCGGAGCCGTTACCAGCATCGCTCTCGACGTTTCTGTTTCCGACATGAATTGCGATTCCCTTGCGGATTAGCAGATTTGCAAGTCCATCATCTATATCTATCAGCGAGCCAAGTCTAAACCCAGCCCAGCGTTTAACGATTTCAAGCTTCATGTGCTGTCAGCCAATCTGACGGGTAAAGGTGCATAGGCTGCATCTTACTGTCAAAGCAGGCTACCATTTCCTCTAGGTGGCCGATGCGTGTGTCGCAGTCAATGTAGACCGAATTGCCGGCCCGTTCCCACTGTAACCAAAACCACACATCGTCATCAACTTTGTCACCATCCCATCCACCGTCAGCATTAGGTTCCGCAAAGAACCAAGGCTTTTCGACTTTCCGCAGTTTGGCAACATCAAGCACCGTCAGGCCAAAATGTGCCGTGCGTGCCTTCAGCGGATAGCCGTTAAAGTCAATCTGCATCGTATCATCGCCAACCTTGCGACCGCCATGTACTGTACCTAGCAACGTTGGCTTGCCTCGCCGTACTTGCATCGAGGCCAGTGCGTCGATCTGATCTTCCTGATGGATCACCGAGATCATACGCAGTAATTGCTTGTCAGTAAAAAACGAGTCGCCATCAACCGTCACGATGTACTGGCAATCAGTATACACCAATTGCTCAAACATCTTCTGCATACACTGGCCGTAGTACACGCCACCGGAAACTGTCAATGGTATTTGCAGTTTCTTAAGTGCTCGCTCAATGTAGTTCCGGCAAGTCGTATTCTCATACCGCGGGGCTGTCATCACAGCCGCTACTTTCAATTCCATCTTGTTCGCTCCGATGGGTGTTAAATTTAGCCAACGACTACTTGGTCAGCGTTTCCGCTGTTAGCACCTTGGACTTCCTTGACCAATCCTACACTGCATGAAGAAATCACAGTGCCATTGGTGGTCGTATCAGGTGTAACGCTGACTTGCAGGTATCGCTTGCGGCCCTTTAGGTCAACGTTGAACACTTGTACCGTAGCATTGGTATTGTCTGCGGTCACAGCGAAAGAACTGTTGAACGTGACGTATGCCGTGGCAGCATTGGTGTCAGATTCCTTGAGATTCAAGGCCACATTGGTCGAATTGGTATTCAATTCCGCACCGATGTGGAACACGATGATGGCGTAGTCAGCACCTTGACAGTCAATGGCCGCAGTGCGAGCAGTCGTTGCTGCTGCAATCGGAGCCAGGACGGAAGAACGCACAACAGCTTGCGAAGGTTTCATTTTTAATATCCTATGATGATTTTAAGCTTGATTCTAAAGTTGCCCTAGCTAGCCGAAGCTAGACTAGGGCGGGTCCACCGGAGCGAACGATGGCTCGATGGATTAGGCAGCAAACTTCAGGGCGATCAGACCACCGGCAGCAGATGCGGTGCCCCGGTCATGGACGTTGATGTCGAAACGCTGAGTGCTACGGATAGCAATTGCATCTTGATTGAAGTAGTAGCTGGCATCAGCTTGGATGCTCAGGCCACGACGACGACCGAGGATTGCAGCTTGTGCCAGGTCACCGAAGTAGCATGCAATCGTCGAGCCGGTGCTGGTGAGAGCACTTGGCAAGACTTGGCTGATCACTACTGGGTAGCCCATGAATTGCAGCGGCATACCGTCAGCAATGCTCATGCCAGTATTAGCACCAGCAGCCATAGCCAAACGCAGCATGCTATTGGCCCAACCGTTCTGGCTGATAAACCAGCGTGGCGAGCTACCGCCGAACATCTTACGTTTTCCGATAACTGCCTCGAAATCTTCGAGATCCAAAGTTCCGAAGGTATTGTTACCGGAGATCGCATCATAGATGCTGCCAGCGGCGAGTGCTGACTTGACGCCAACGATACCGCCGTAGGTGCTGGTGCCGTCACCGTTCCAGCCGCAGTCATCTTCCGTATTGGCAAACTTTTGGGCAATCGAGCGAGCCAGCGTTTCCGCAACGCTCAGCACCGAATCCTCGTTCAGTTCACTGCTAACAGCGGTCAGCGTTGCCAGCTTCTTGGCTTCCAAACGCACCAAGTTCAAGGCGATGTCGGAAGTCGTGATAGCCGAGTTTTCGCCGACGAAGTAAGCACTGATCTCATCAGACAGCTTAGGTACATTTTGTACACCGTCGCTCATCGTCCAAGGTTGTGCATACTGGGCGAAAATACCAAACTGTTCACGCAGTTCAATAATCGAGGCTTCGAGTGGTTCAGGGACCAAAAAGCCACCCTTGGTGTTATCGCCGGTGGTCATGGCGTTGCGGATCAGGCCACGCTCACGGCAATATTCCTTGGACTTGCGATTGTTGAAAATCGCAGCCAATAGAAATTGGCCCGAGTCATAAGCTTCTTCCGCAGAGTTAAATACGCCCTTGCGGAAGTTCGATAGAACACGCACTGGCAACTTTGCAGCGTCAGACTTGTTGGACTCACGACGAGCCTGTACCTTGCCTTCCAGCTTGGAGGCTACGATGGCCTCGTACTTGATGGCGGTATCCAAGTCTTTGTTCAGGACTTCACGGCGATCAGACAGATTGCTGATTTCAGACTTTTCAACATCGCTCAATTCACGTTGTTCTTGGCTAACAAGATCGTGGAGAGCTTCAGCCTTGGCAACGATTTCCGAAAGTTCGTTGCGAATTTCCATAGCAGACTTCATGTTTCTATTCCTTGTTGCTTGCGCCCCAAGCCCAGAAACGCAGTTAGCGGCAGAGCTTGAGACAGAAAATGTAAACACATTTCCAGCCGTCAAACTTTCGCCGCTAACTAGTTGCTACTTGTTTTTTGCTAGTCCTTATAAATTAGCACATGCTAATTCTTATAACAACTACCTTGAGTAAAATTT